CAACATTTTATTTAAAACCTCTTCAAGCCAACGTATATGGCCTTCACTAAAATGTTGGCCGCGAATACCTGAAGTATGAATAATCGGATAGTGCATATCAACAACAAAAATGTCTCCCATAAGCTTTGTTCTGTCGATAGGATCCATATTTTCTATTGGTAAAGAAGAAAAATGTTTATTGATAATATTGTACTCAACCTCAGAATAATTCAACTTTGTAACATAAGGATTGTTCTCAAATATTTCAGGACAGGGCGTGCGTACATCCGTAACATATTTTCCAGGATGAAATTTATGCAAATCCCGGATAGCGTTTGTCATAACTAAACAATCACCGGGGGCTAATCTATTGAGAAGAAGAAGTTTTTGCGGAACCTCATCCTTATTAAGAACAACCTCAGGTGTTTCATAAATTTCACCATTTTGCAACACAACAGTTTGAGCCTGAAGATTCACATCTTTATTCACATTACTTATTTCCTTATCCACCTGAAGCATATCAAAATATGTCTTTCCATTGAGAGGTTTCTTTGTATAAACTTTTGCCGGATGAGGTAGCCCCCCATCATATCCCTTAATCATTTTCTCAAGAATAGGATTCTCAAGATAATCTGTTTGAGTAAAAAGGTCGCGCTTATAATCAAACAACCTCTCAACTTCTGCTTGAAGGTCAACACCTAGAAATCTATCATCAAAAAAGCCAGGTGTATCAAAGTTAATTGCCATGCGGTAATCACTCGAACAATAAACAAAAATACCATCATCTGTTAAATGAGAATGTATACGAGAAAGAATATCCCGTATTTCAATGGCCGGAACGTGCTGAAGCACATAGATAAGATAAGCTATATCAAATTTATTCTCTCCCAAAGCTTGCGGAGAAGACACAGAAAATCTATCTTTGTTAACGTATTTAACCGCTTGCTCCATCATATCAAAAGAAGCGTCAACACCTCTTACCTTTGTATCTTCGCTTCCATTCTCGATAACTGACTTAGCAAGACGACCTACGCCACAACCATAATCCAAAATTCTGCGAGTCCCAACCCAGGAAGGTCGAGTCCCTATAATCGCTTTAGCAAAAAGAGGAGTTTCTAACTCCCATCTCTCTGTCATTGTAAAACCGTTACAATTCCCTACAACTCCGTGCTTACCCTCCTCAAAAGAGGACGGCTTAAATAGTCCATGCTCCATTTTCTCATCTCCCTGTTTAGTAGTTTAAAAAAGGGAGAGAGCTCAATCTCTCCCTTTTATATTAAGTGTTATGTCTCTATCGAGATAAAGAACTCTCCTCCGGATTTATTCAAATTTATGAATAAACCGGTACCAAATTCTTTTCCGGGGTTTGGCCACGTTTTTTCAAACGTACCATTCGCCGCCGGAGCTACAAACACCCATTTATCGGCTCCTGTAATATCCGCTCCATCAATTAACGTAACAAAATCCCCCGCCGTTACGCCTTTATAAGCAATAGTGATAGATCGAAGTTTACAGGCCCCACCGGTTATAAGAGTGTCCTCTTTGATAATCGGCTGATTATTTAATCTTGCCATATTAACTCCTCCTTTATCCTATGCTTTCAGAACTAGAACTAGACGAATAACTTGAACTTGATTGACTAGAACTAGAGCTTGATGAACTTGAAGAGCTCGAACTACTAAGTGAAGATGAGCTAGAGCTTGAACTAGATGAACTTAAACTTGACGAACTAGAACTTGAGCTTGAGCTTGACAAGCTTGAGCTAGATGAAGATGAGCTAGAGCTTGAAGAACTTAAACTCGAAGAACTTGATGAACTTGAGCTTGATGAAGTATCTACAATATCAACAATCGCGTATGTAGAATAATAATCTTCATCTGTTAATGTTGCATCAGCATCAAGAGCCGCCAAGAATGTGTTAAACTTTGATATATAAGAATCTAAAAAAGCTACCAAATCACGTTGATGAACCCCATGAACTTGAAGGGAATCTCGACCACTAGCTTTTATAGGAACTTCAGTAGTGCTGTACTTCAATGTGGTAAAAATAGTCGTACCATCAATACCATCATCTGCCGCGACTGCGTCCATTGTTGAATTAAAATTAGTCCTTAGGTAATAGCAGAGATTCACTATACGCCCTAAATACATTCCTCGCGGGACAATATCCTTACCATAAGTCGAACCAATAGTAGGACAATCTGACGTTTCAGCTAAGCCATACCCGCTTGTTGTTGCCCAAGAGGTATCTCCTGTATCGGCATCAAGCTTAGTTAAAACTAAATCCCAACTTGTATAAAAGTCGTATAACAAATCATAGAGCCCCTTTTCCCAAAAACCATTACTTAAGATTTTTTCCGTATGGCCCATTAAATTACTCCTTTTTTCTTTAAACTTGAAAAATACTTATCTTTCAAGAATACATTAAAAAACTTATGTATTATCTGCTACTCTACCTATTACTATTATCTCTAACGCGGCTCCTGTCCAATCACTTGCTTCAGTAGCCCCATCAGCCTTTAACTGCTTAATGGTAATAACTGCTCCTGAATCATGTGACGTTTGCAACAAAGTTAAATTAGCATCCAATCCGGCTGTTAAATGAGCATGAGCAAAAATTATCTCATCCATACCATGATCGGCTGCTGTTAAAGTAACTGTATCTGATGCCGCCGCCGGAGTTGCTGTCAAAATAAGCGTTTGATATTCACCACTTAACTCTGTCTTTTTTACTACTGTACCAGTTATAGCACCCATAATATTACTCCTTTATTTTAAAATATTTTAAGAGGGGAGTGTTAAACTCCCCTCAATTAATCATTTATCCTAATTAAGCAGTAGAAGCGGCCGCTGAGGCTGTGTGCATTGTAATAACCCCATAATCAAGACTATTAAAAATAGGCTTAATTGTTCCGAAAATAGCCCCTACCGAAATACCCCACTTATTACCATAATCAAAAGATTTTTCAACCCACTTTTGATTTTTACCCCAAGCTATAACACCAGCTTGCTGACCGCAAAGAATATTTCTTGAAACATACGCGGAACCTGAACCGTCATTTGTTCTATAGATATATTCATGGTCATAGATAATAAGACCATTCCAAAGACCAACGGCCCCGGAAAGGATAGGATTCTTATTGCCTCTAATATTTGCTTCTCTTTGAGCCTGAGTATAAACAGGGTCTTGCTTTAACGCTGTCAAATCATAGGTGTGCAGAATAACAACAAAATGAGGCTTACCATCAATCCTTAAAGGACGAACTCTAGGCGTGGCCAATCTTGCTGTTTCTTTCGCGGCATCAAGTACTTTTGTGTCCATCTTCATCGCTGATGTTACATTAGCGGTTGCTGTCTGTCCGCCTGCCCAAATACTACGAGTCGCGGCGGCGGCTGTTGGAGTGTTAGCAAAAGTAGACGAAGCTTTCCCGCAAAGCTTATCGAGTAACTCCTGATCAATTCTTTCAGCCCACCAATCAGTAAGCCTGGCTTTTGCGGAGGTACGCATTTTATACGCACTCTTCTTTTCATCCATACGACCTTTAAGACGTACAGCATGTCTTAACTGATCAACAACTACTTCTTCTTCATAATCAGTCATAGCTTCTTCCTGACCTTCAAGCTCAGAGTCACCTGAAACACCAGAACCTGAAAGCTTCATACCAAGACCGAAATTAATCTTATCACCCCGACCTTTTTTAAGATCAGTCATTTCTTGTACCATACTTCTTTCTGACATCCCAATAAATCGTTTCATAAACAATTCATCCCGAACATCAGCAAACAAAGTTTTTCTCCACAATTCCACTCTTAAAGCGGCTATGGTTTGTGAATTAGCCATAATAGAACTCCTTATCTTTATCCGTACTTCTTCAACAGCTGGTCACGTTCCGCTTTAGGACGATTGGAAAATTCCTGATCGCTCATACCAATAAAATCCATATACGAAATAACCTTGCCGGAACCTTCTCCTCCGGTATGATGTGCTGAAGTCGTCGGTTTCTTTTTATTATCCGCTAACTTCTTTTCAGTCTCTTCGGCCTTTTTAACAGTTTCCTTCTTCGATTCTGTTGACGTCGTGGACTCCTTATCCTTTTTTACTGACGCTAACCTAGCTTGCGCAATAGGTAAGATGGTTTCAAACTTTGGATCGCCCTTAATAAGACTATACATAACAAGGGCCGGGTTGCGACCATCTTTTAAAGCTTTCGCAACCTCCATTTGAGCGGCCGGATTCGTAGCGATAATTTCTTGCGAACACTCGAGGACTTCTTCATAATCCTTATGCTGAGATTTAGCCGTAACATCACACATAGCTAAATAATTGCTCACCATTGGATCGACCGAAGCCTCCGCTCCCCCTTTATCCTTGCCGGTAGACTTTACAGCGTCTTGTACGGCTTTCTTGACATCCCCTTTAGTAACGAAATCATCGTCATCATCAGACTCTTCCGTCTCATTAGTTTTGTCCTCAGGGTTAACGTCGCCTTTAATCTTTTGGAATTTTAAAACATCCCTCTCAGATTCAGCGTCCTGTGCTCTCTTTCTCTGCCTCCGGGCTTCATAAAACAAACCCTTCTCAACATCAGAAAAAGCTGATAAATCCTCACTACCTTCCGGTCTATCTAACTGCTCTTCGACCTTATTCCATCCCATACTTTCGTCTTTTTTAGTATCCTTAGACGTGTCGGACTCTTTCTTTTTTCCTTCTTCGTCCTTTTTGCCCTCGGACGTATCGGTTTTTTTTTCGTCTGTTTCTTTATCGTCCTCAGACGCTTGGGACTCTTTATTTTCTAATTGTTTCTCTATATCTTCCGCGCTTTCTTCATCAACATTTTTAAAAGCATCATCAAGATTATCCGGCATATCCTCCGGATTTAACTCAACGTCACCCATAGGCTGACTCATAATAATATCAACCTCATCTTTAGATAAATTTTCTCCACGCTCTACTTTTTCAGCAATTTCTTGATACTCGTCTTTTTCTCCTGGCATTTCTTATTCCCTCCCCTTACTGTCTCCCTGTTATTATTTGTTTCCCGCGGCTTCCGCTTCTGCTTGTTGCTGTCTAGTTGCCGCTATTTTCTTTTTAATGCTTTCTTTATCCCCTATCTCCATATACTCAAGAATAAGCTCAAATATCTCCGCTCTCACGGTAGATGTATTGTCCGCTTCTG